CCAGACTGCGGAAGAGTCCGGGCAGATGATGGCCACCTGGCGAACCGCTTTCAAAATGACGCAAAAAGATGTTGTCGGGCTGGCGGACAAGGTGAACTACCTTGGGAATACCGGTCCGGCCAGTGCAGCTAAAATCTCTGAAATAGTCACCAGCGTTGGCTCTCTTGCAGCTGTCAACCATGTCTCTACGGGAAACCTTGCCGCACTGGGTGCAACCATTGCGGGAATGGGTGTGCAGTCTGAAGTTGCCAGCACTGGTATCCAGAACTTCATGCTGTCGCTTTCCAATGCTAATACCGGTAATGCTAAGAGGGTTCTGAAGCAAATCGGTATGACGCCTAAATCTCTTGCCAGCGGGATGGTGAAAGATTCTAAAGCAACAATGCTCAAAGTGCTGGAAGGTATCAAGAAACTTCCAGAGGAAAGCAAATCAAAAGCACTCGAGTGGCTGTTCGGGAGAGAGTCGATAAAGGCTATCGCGCCGCTTCTTAACAATCTCGACCTGCTTCGCAAAAACTTCGGAAAGGTTGCTGATGCACAGCAGTACGCTGGCTCTATGCAAAAAGAGTATGACTCGCGTGCAGACACTACCGAAAACAAGCTCACGCTGATGCAGAACGGCATTACTGCGGTAAGCATTGCCCTGGGTGATGCGCTTACGCCAAAGCTTAAGCAGGGTGTTGTTGCGCTAATGCCCTATATAAAGCAGACGGAAAAGTTTGTCAGAGACAACCCCGAACTGGTCAGGTCGGTAGCGAAATTTGCTATTTCCCTGGTTGGAGTTGGCGTCGCGGTCGGGACCGTTTCGCAGTCTTTTAAAGTGCTTAACATGGTAATGAACCTGTCGCCTGCCAAACTGGCTATCGCTGCGCTTGCTGCCGGTGCTTTGCTGATAATCAACAACTGGGATCAGGTTGGCCCGGTTGTGAAGCAGGTCTGGACTGAGATAGATAATGTCGCTCAGGAGATGGGGGGCTGGCAGACCGTGATTGAGGGTGTCGGCGCAGTAATGGCCGGGTCTTTTGCTATCAAAACTCTTGGCTCTCTGCAGCAGGCTGTGACTCTTGCAGGTTCGCTGTCTGGTTTGCTGGGTACAATTAGCCGTCTTGGCGCAATGACAATCACGATTGGCATTGCAATCTCGCTTCTTAAACAGCTGCAGGACTTAGACAAGCAGGCAAATGCGCAGGGTGTAAGCAAGGGTGAGTTTCTGGTTAACCGCCTGCAGTCACAGGAGCGAGAGCGGGGATATAACGGCTTCTTTCCTAGGCTGCGTGAAATTCTGGGAATGGACAACCCGATACCCGAAGGGCGTTACGATCCAAAAGTGGGTCTCGACCGGCCATCTTCTGCAGGCCGACCGCAGGCGGGCGAGCTGAAAGTTAATTTTGAGAATGCGCCACCGGGCATGCGTGTTGCTACTCCGGCTGGCAGCGCAACTCCCTGGCTTAGTTATGATGTTGGATACAACCGATTCTCAAACCAATAACCCGCCACGGCGGGTTTTTTATTGCCCGGAGATTGCATGAGCTGGATTGATAATCTGCAGGATGCCTCACTGCGCGGCATAGCGTTTAAGGTGGACAGTGATGAGGCAACCTTTGGCCGCCGCGTGCAGGTGCATGAATACCCTAATCGCGATAAGCCGTGGGCGGAAGATTTAGGTCGGGCGACGCGCCGCTTCAGCGTGCAGGCCTATCTGATTGGCGATGACTTCTTTGAACAGCGCAACCGGCTGATTGAGGCTATTGAAAAGCCGGGTTCCTGTACGCTGGTTCATCCCTACTACGGTGAGATGACCGTGGTGGTGGATGATGCCGTGCGTGTCAGTCACTCGCAGAGCGAAGGGCGCATGTGCCGCGTCAGCTTCAGCTTTGTAGAGTCCGGCGAACTGTCTTTCCCAACCGCGGGGCTGGCAACCGGCCAGAAATTATCATCGTCTGTTTCATTTCTGGATGACGCCATATCATCGGCATTCGGTGCCTTTGGTATGGATGGCATGCCTGACTTCCTGCAGGACGGTGTGCTGGATGAGGCAGCGGGCATGTTCAGTACTGTGACCAGTGCCTTTCAGTATGTTGACTCTAGTATCAGCGCAGCATCCCGACTGATGCAGGGGGATTTATCGGTACTGCTTAAACCGCCATCCAGCGGCATGAGCTTTGTTAACCGCCTGCAGACCATGTGGCGCGCCGGAACGCGGCTGACCGGCAACGCCTCTGACCTCATGTCGATGATTAAGGGCCTGACCGGTGTCACGGTTGATTCCGGTCTTGCGCCGCGTGGAGTGTGGAAAACTGACAGCAAAACTGCTCAGGCGCAGACCACACAGCGCAATTACGTGGCGCAGGCGGTACGCACCACGGCTATCAGCGAGGCAGCAGCCACCGTCACAAGTCTTCCGCAGCCAGCAAACCGCACCGTCACACGTCAGCAGGACCCGCAGCAGCCGGTGATGGTATCGCATCCTGCTGTAAGCAATATACGGCCTTATTCAGGTAATGCAGCTTCTGATTCAGAGACTACCGCGACTGCAACAGTGTCTGCCTCTTCCGGCGTGACTACCTCTCTGGATAACGGCACCGTTATTTCATGGGATGACCTTGCGCAGGTTCGCGACAGCCTTAATGAAGCGATTGATCTTGAGATGGAGCGCGTTTCAGATGACGGCCTTTATCAGGCGCTGGTCACCGTGCGTACAGACGTTAACCTCGATATATCTGCACGCCTGGAGCAGGTCGAGCGCATGACGGAGCGCACACCTTCGCAGGTCATGCCCGCGCTGGTGCTGGCCGCAGACTGGTACGACTCTGCATCGCGAGCAGGTGACATCACGGCGCGTAACGGCATCCGCCACCCCGGCTTCGTGCCGGTTCAGTCACTGAGGGTGCCGGTACGATGAACAACACAGTAATTCTTCGCGTTAACGGTCAGGAGTGGGGTGGCTGGACTTCGGTCAGGATCGCCGCTGGCATTGAGCGTATCGCTCGTGACTTTACCGTAGAAATTACCCGCAGCTGGCCCGGTGATACCGACCAGGCGGTGCGCAGTACCCGCATTAAAAACGGTGATCTGGTCGAGGTACTGATAGGCACCGATAAGGTTCTGACAGGCTACGTTGAGGCTACACCGGTCCGGTACGACGCACGCAGCATCAGCACCGGGATTTCAGGGCGCAGTAAAACGGCTGACCTTATCGACTGCTCTGCCACGCCGTCTCAGTATGCCGGTCGTTCGCTGGCGCAGGTGGCCGCTGAGCTGGCAAAGCCGTTCAGCATCAGGGTGGTGGATGCGGGCGGCGCTTCCGGTGCGCTTCAGGGGATTCAGGCCGATCAGGGCGAAACGGTCATGGACGTGCTGAACAAAATGCTCGGACTGCAGCAGGCGCTGGCGTATGACAACGCCCAGGGCAATCTGGTTATCGGCGGCATTGGCAGTCAGCAGGCGCATACCGCGCTGGTGCTGGGAGAAAACATTCTTTCCTGCGACACGGAAAAGAGCATCCGGGACCGGTTCAGTGACTATCAGGTTTCCGGCCAGCGCAAGGGTAACGACGACGACTTTGGCGAGGCCACAACTACGGCCATCCGCTCTAAGACAATCGATGGCGGCCTGAAGCGTTACCGACCGATGATTATTCGCCAGACCGGCAACGCCACCACGGCAACCTGCAGCGCACGCGCGGAGTTTGAGATGCGCCAGCGTGCAGCACGCACTGATGAGGTGACCTACACCGTACAGGGCTGGCGGCAGGGCGACGGCTCACTCTGGCTGCCAAACCTGCAGGTGATCGTCTTTGACCCCGTTCTGGGTTTTGACAACCGTCAGATGGTGATCGCCGAGGTGACCTATCAGCAGGATGAAAACGGCACGGTAACCGAAATCCGCGTAGGACCTCCGGATGCTTTTCTCCCTGAGCCAGCGAAACCCGGCAAGCGCAAGATAAAGAAAGAAGAGGATGACTTCTGATGGCTAACCCGATTTCAGGTATGGGACGCGCGCTGTCAAACCTGCTGGCGCGCGCGGTGGTTCGCGGACTGAGCACGGCCACAAAGTGCCAGATGCTTCAGGTTGAAATGGCCGGGGGCGAGGGCAAAAGCGACATTGAGCACATGGAGCCATACGGGTTTACCGCCGCGCCACTCACTGGCGCTGAGGCCGTTGCCGCTTACTTTGATGGTGACAGGTCACACGGCGTTGTGCTGGTCGTCTCTGACCGTCGATTCCGCATCAAAGGTCTGACGTCTGGCGAAGTAGCGGTATATGACGATCAGGGCCAGTCGGTCACGCTGACTCGTGAAGGAATCGTCGTAAATGGCGCAGGCAAGCCGATCACCTTTACCAACGCGCCAAAGGCCCGTTTTGAAATGGACATCGAATCTACCGGCGAAATCAAAGATAGGTGCGATTCTTCCGGGCTGACCATGTCAGCCATGCGCATAGCCTATAACGGTCACACGCATAAAGAGAACGGCTCCGGTGGCGGCACTACCGATGCGCCCACGCAGAAAATGGAGGCGTCATGATAGTTATGATTAATGGCGTCCAGCGTGATGTGAAGTGGCCGCCTGACCCTCTGACGCGTGCCGTCATTATCTCATTGTTCTCCTGGCGAAAGGCTGAGCCTGACGATAACCCGGAGCAGGATAACGGCTGGTGGGGCGACAGCTTCCCTACCGTGCAGAATGACCGCATCGGTTCCCGCCTTTACCTTCTCAGTCGACAGAAACTCACCAATAAAACGCCGCTCAAAGCGCGTGAATATATTAGTCAGGCGCTTCAGTGGCTGGTGGATGACGGCGTAGCGATAAGGGTGGACGTGAAGGCTGAGCGCACCGGCATTAACACACTCAGTGCCTCAGTAGTTATCAGCCAGAAAGACGGCAACCGCACGGCATTTTCCTTTGACGATTTATGGAGTGAACTTAATGGCTGACAGTGGATTTACCCGCCCGACACTTCCTCAGTTAATCACCACCGTCCGCAACGATATCCTCATCCGACTGGCAGCTGATTCGACGCTGGCGGCATTGCGCCGCAACGACGCTGAAGTTTACGGGCGCGTTCAGGCAGCGGCGGTACACACCGTTTATGGCTATATCGATTATCTGGCACGTAACCTTTTGCCTGACCTGGCAGATGAGGAATGGCTGACGCGGCACGCCAACATGAAGCGATGCCCGCGCAAAGCGGCTACAGCGGCAGCGGGATACGTGCGCTGGGACGTTACTGCAAAAGATATAACCGTTCCGGCTGGTGTGACTATCCAGCGTGATGATCTGACCTCCTGCACCACAACAGCAGCGGCAACTTCAGCGGGTGGCGTGCTGCGCGTTCCGGTTATCTGCGATACAGCAGGAAAAAACGGTAACACCGATGACGGTCTTGCTATGCGGCTGGTCAGTCCAATCACCGGCCTGACCTCTGCGGGGGTAGCTGACAGTATTCAGGGTGGCGCTGACGCTGAAGATTTAGAGGTATGGCGCGCGCGCGTTATTGAGCGCTGGTACTGGACCCCGCAGGGCGGCGCTGACGGAGATTATGAGGTCTGGGCTAAAGAGATATCTGGCATCACGCGTGCCTGGACTTACCGGCACTGGAGCGGTCGGGGTACGGTAGGCGTAATGGTGGCAAGCAGTGATTTGGTTAACCCCATCCCCGATGCAGCTACAGTGTCCGCCGTGCAGGCTTACATTGAGCCTCGCGCTCCGGTTGCAGGCGCTGACATTTACGTGTTTGCTGCATCCCCCCACGTTGTTGATTTTCAGATA